CACAAAGTGGACTGGGAGGCCGTGGAGCGGGACTACCGCACTGGTCGATTCACCCTGCGCGAGCTGGAAGCGCAACACGGTGTTTCGTACGCCCAGATCAGCCGCAAGGCCAATGAACTCGGGTGGTCCAAGGATTTGCGGGAGGTCATCAAGCAGGCCACCGACGCAGCTGTGCTGCGTGAAACCGTAACGCAGGCGCAAAAAGATGTAACTGACGCGGTGCTTGTTGCGGCCGAGGTGAACACGCAAGTGATCCTCGGGCACCGCAAGGACATTGCGTCAACCCGCAGTGTCGCGGCCAGTCTGCTGGAAGAGCTGAGCCGATCTGCACTGCTGGCGGATGAGCAGGAACTGCTGACCCAAGTGCTGGCAGGCGCTGGTGCTGAACGCCGACGAGGCGCGCATTCGGGCAACGGTGCAGAAAGCGCTGTCTCTGCCGAGCCGGGTTGGCAGCGTGAAGCAGTTGGCCGACACCTTCGACAAGTTGCAGCTCGCGGAGCGGCGCGCATTCGGCCTGGATGAAAAGCTGGACCGGCAACCCAACAGTCTGGCCGACATGGCCACCGACGAGCTGAAACGCATGCGGGAGGCCCTGCGCAATGGCTCCTGATTTGCCGCCATCACTGCGCGAGGCCATGCTTGCCGAGATCGAGCGGGAGCTGTCACGCCGCAAGATCGATGAGATGTACCCCGAAAAGGGGCCGCTGCGCCGGGAGTTGTACCCCAAGCACATGGAATTCTTCAAGGCCGGGGCGACCTACCGCGAGCGCTGCGCCATGGCCGCAAACCGCGTGGGCAAGACCGAGGGCATGGGCGGCTACGAGACAGCTCTGCACCTGACTGGCCGTTACCCCGACTGGTGGCCTGGTCGCAGGTTCGACCACCCCGTGCAGTTCTGGGCGGCTGGCAAGACCAACGAAACCACGCGCGACATCGTGCAGCGCAAGCTGTTCGGCCCAGTGCGCGGCTCCGGCCAGGACAAGCATTTCTCAGGCACGGGCCTGTTGTACGGCGACTCCATCGGCAAGATCTCATGGAAGCAAGGCGTTGCTGACTTGGCAGACGCTGTACTGATCCAGCACGCAAGCGGAGGCTGGTCTGAACTGGGCTTGAAGTCCTACCAGCAGGGGCGAGGGAGCTTTGAGGGCACCGAGCGGCACGGCATATGGCTGGACGAGGAGCCACCGCTTGAGATCTACAGCGAGTGCCTCATCCGTACCGCCACGACTGACGGCATCGTTTACATCACGTTCACGCCGCTGGAGGGCACCACCGGCACGGTGATGATGTTCCTGCAGCCGGACCGCACGGAAAAGGCGGTGCACTGATGCCGGCCGTAACTGCCACCCGCTATCTGGTCACCGCAGGCTGGGACGATGTACCCCACCTGGACGCCAAGACTAAGAAAGAACTGTGGGACAGCTCGCCAGCCCATGAGCGCGAAGCCCGGGCCAAGGGCATCCCTTCTCTGGGCAGCGGACGCATCTTTCCGGTCGAAGAGGACTCGATCAAGGTAGAGCCCTTCGCCATCCCAGCATTCTGGCCGCGCATCAACGGCATCGACTTTGGCTGGGATCACCCGACTGCGGCCGTGCAGTGCGCCTGGGACCGCGACGCCGATTGTTGGTACGTGGCCCGGGCCCACCGGGCGCGTGAAGCTACTCCCATCATGCACGCCACCGCCATCAAGGCCTGGGGTGATTGGGTGCCGACGGCATGGCCACATGACGGCTTGCAGCACGACAAGGGCAGCGGCGAACAGCTGGCGGTCCAGTACGCCGGCGCCGGTTTGAAGATGCTCCGGGACCGCGCGACCTTCGAAGACGGCTCCAACGGGGTTGAGGCCGGGCTGATGGAGATGCTGCAGCGCATGCAGACCGGGCGCTTCAAGGTGTTCTCCAACCTGGACGAGTGGTTCCAGGAGTTCCGCCTGTACCACCGCAAGGACGGCAAGGTAGTCAAGGAGATGGACGACTTGCTGAGCGCCAGCCGGTACGCGCTGATGATGAAACGCAAAGCCATCACCAAGCCGATGCCCGCGCGCAGCACTGGCGGGTGGTCCGCGCTCGATAAGGAAATAGGGTACTGACATGCAAGCCACCGACAACCAAGGGGGCCTGCAGGCCCAGGACGAGCAGGACAACGACATGCGCGCGGTGTTCGTGCAGACGCTGCTCTCCAAGCGCTCCGAGGCGATTGCGGGCCGTGCCTCCTCCGGCATCGAGGAAGAGTGGACCGAGGACGAGGAGCACTACCAGGGCATCGACGACGCCAACCGGGCGTATCAGAACGCGAATCAGCTCTTCCGCAGTCGCAAGGCCGCGCTGACGGGCACGGCGCCAGCCAACACCGGGCCTTCGCGTTCCGTGGTGTTCCTGAACATCACCCGTCCGTACACCGATGCAGCCAGCGCGCGGGTGGCGGACATGCTGCTGCCTACCGATGATCGGGCTTGGGAGATCAAGCCCACGCCGCTGCCGCGCCTGAGCACGTCACAGCTCACCATGCTGGCCCAGTCCATGGGGATGAGCGATCCGGCGGAGGCGCAGGCCCAGATCGAAGCCAACCAGGCCAGGGCGAAGCAGGCTGCCTCCAAGATGCAACAGGCCATCGAGGACCCATTGATCGAGAGCAACTGGCACGGTGAGGTGCGCCAGCAGATTGAGGACGCAGCCCGCATCGGGTCCGGCGTGCTCAAGGGGCCTTTCCCCATACAGCGCGCAGACCGCATGGTGTCGCGCGACGAGATCACTGGGATGACCTCTGTCGTCCGGGTGGACAGCATCAAACCCGGCTCCAAGCGTATCGACCCATGGGACTTCTTCCCTGACCCAGCCTGTGGCGAAAACCTGCACCACGGCAGCTACACCTGGGAGCGGGAATACATCGGCAAGCGCCAGATCAAGGCCATGCTGGCCGATGAGAGCTACGACCGCGCCGAGTTGCTGGCAGTCCTGCGCGAAGGCCCGGCCCGCACGCGGCAGGGCACCGAGGCGGTGTACCGGGCCAGTGATGACGAGTTCGAGATGTGGATCTTCTACGGCCACTGCGCCCGCGACCACCTGCTGCAGATCGGCGTGGAGTTGGAGGAGGGCGACGAGGACCGCACGCCCACCATGGCCGTGATGATCAATGACCGGCTCGTGAAGACGGTCGAAAGCCCCATCGAGAGCGGAGAGTTCCCATACGACATCCTGGCTTGGCAGCGCCGCCCTGGTATGCCGTGGGGCATGGGCATCAGCCGTCAGATTCGCACGGTGCAGCGGATGCTCAATGGCGCCACGCGGGCCATGATGGACAACTCCGGACTGTCGGCCGCACCGCAGATCGTGATCGGGAACGGTGTCACCCCAGAGGATGGCCACTGGGGCCTGCGCCCAGGGAAGATTTGGCGCGCCGAGGCCGGTGCTGACGCCCCCGATGTGCGAGCAGCTTTCTCCGCGTTCGTGGTCCCCAGCGTGCAGACAGAGCTGATGAACATCATCAACTTCTGCCTGAAGATGGCCGAGGACACCACCGGCATGCCCGCCATGCTGCAGGGCATCCGCGGCGACGCACCGAACACGCTGGGCGGCATGCAGATGCAGAACAACAACGCCACCAGCGTGCTGCGCCGCCTGGCCAAGCGCTTTGACGACTACGTGACCCGGCCTCACATCCAGCGCTATTTCGACTGGATGATGACCTACAGCGACGATGAGGCGATCAAGGGCGACTTCGAGATCGAGGTTCGCGCGTCATCCGCCCTGGTGGAGCGGGATGCCCAGCAGCAGTTCCTGTTGCAGATGGTGGGTCTGGCCCGTGATCCGGCCTATGAGATCGACCCCGCCAAGCTGTTTGCCGAGCTGTGCAAGGGTCAGCGACTGGACCCGAAGAACTTCCAGCTGGACGAGATGCAGAAGCAGCAGCGCCAGAAGCCAGACCCAACGGTGGAGGCCAAAGCCAAGCTGCTGTCGGCCCAGGCGCGCAAGGCCGATTCGGAGGCCACCAACACCGACATGGAAACGCTCTACAGCGGAGTGCAGACAGGCCAAGCAATCTCCATGAACCCTGCTGTGTCCACGCTGGCCGATGGTCTGGCGCGCTCCGTGGGGTTCAAGGACCAGGACATTGCGCCGATCATCCCGCAGGCTCCCGCAGTGCTGGAGCCCGTGCCGCCCCTCTCCAACACCAACCCCATGACGCCTGCGAATCCGGCCAGCCCGGAGGTGGGCGTGCGTGATGGCATCGAAACGATGGCCGCCGACTGACTGACTTTTCCCCCATGGGGTTTGTAGCTCGGCGGCATCGCCGGAACACTGCAAAGCCATATGAAGGGACTCGACCTCACCTCTCCGACATGGCGCTCGATTGAGCAGCTTGCTCAAGACCGCATCACCACGCTGCGAGAGAAGAACGACAGCCCATCGATGGACGCATTGCGCACTGCTGAGCTCAGAGGGCGCATTGCGACTTGGAAAGAACTGCTGGCGCTGGCCAATCCGGCCCCGGCACCCGTCGTTGACGCTGGTGGTTACTGACCCTGGCCTCAGCACAAGCATTTAGGAGTGCATGACGCATGGACGCACAGCAGCAGGAGCTGGCCGCTTTTGAAAGCAGCATTGCCGAGGCCCTTGGGGATGAGCAGACCACCACTGGCGCTGAAGAGCAGCCGGCCGTGGAAAGCCAGGCCACCGAGCAGGTCGAGGAATCTGCACAGCCTGCAGCCACCGAGCAGCCCGAGACACCCGAGCCCGGAGAGACGGAGCCCGAAAACAAGGGTGAAGCCAAGACCGAGGACGAGGACCCGGTGTTGCTCGATGGACTCAAGCGAAGCGAGCTTCGGCGCCTGCTGGGCAATGCGGCTGACGTAGAGACTTTGAAACGCCAGATCGACAAGGCGCACGGGCATATCGGGGAGCTGAATCGTCGGCTCCAGCAAACCCCGGCGCAAGCGGCACCCCGCGCTCCAGCAGCGCAGGAACTGCCTCCCGAACTGAAGCAGCTCGAAGCCGACTACCCGGAAGTCGTTCAGCTCGTCCGTGCCCTGGTCCCCAGTCAACAGCAACGCCAGGAAGAAGCCCCACCGGCTGATGTGCAGCAACCCGCCCAGGCGGATGCACAGCCAGCGCAGGCCGGGCATGACCCCTTGGCGATTGAGTTGGCAGTGATGGACCGCATGCACAAGGGGTGGCGCGAGAAGTTGGCAACGCCGGATTTTTCGACGTGGCTGGCTTCGCAAGGGGAGCAGGTACGGCAGGCATACGACACGGCGCAGACCGCCGATGCGATGGCCTCCGTCCTGGGGCAATTTGACCAGTGGGCAAACGCCCGCACTGCGGCAGCCGACAAGGTGGCCAAGGGCCAGCAGCGCCTGCAGCGGTCGATGACCCCGAGTGGCAATGCGCCACGCCCCCAAGGCGCGCCAACGGAAATGGAAGCATTTGAGGCTGCGCTGAAAGCTGCGGCTTCTCGGAGATAAACATGACAGCATTTACCAGCGGCAATCCCGCAGCCCGCATTGGCAAGCTCAAGGGCGATATCCTTGCGCACGCCATGCCAGCCGAAGTTTTTGGTATCACCGGCCAGCAGCGCATGATGCCCAAGAACAGCAGCAAGACGATTTCGCATCGTATGTACCTGCCCTATGGTGCGGCCAACACTGACTGGAACACACGCAACCGCCCCTCGGTGGACGCCGTGGCCCATGAGTTGGTTGAAGGCGTGACGCCCACGGCTGACAGCCTGGTGCCTTACGACATCAACGTGACGCTCAAGCAGTACGGCTGCCTCTATGAGCTGACCGACCAGACCGCAGACACCTACGAGGACGATGTCCCCGACGAAATGAAGAAGCAGTGCGGTGAACGCATCGCTTTGGTCCGCGAGATGATCCGCTACGGCGTGCTGAAGGCCTGCACCAACGTGTTCTACGGTGGTGGCGGCTCGACCCGCCCGAGCGTGAACTCCAAGATCACGCTCAACCAGCTGCGCAAGATCAGCCGGAACCTCCAGGCCAACCATGCCAAGCGCGTGACCGGCATCCTGGAACCCGGCGTCAAGATCTCCACGCAGGCTGTGGAAGCGGCCTACCTGGTGTTCGCTCACACCGATGCTGAATCGGACGTGCGCGATCTGCCTGGCTTCAAGCATGTGGCCGAGTACGGCACGCGCAAGGTGGTCAGCCCCTACGAGATCGGCTCTTGCGAGAACTACCGGTTCATCCTGTCGCCTGAGCTGGCTCCGTACCCCAACGCGGGTGCAGCCGTGGGCACGACCGGCCTGTACTCGACGGGCGGCGCCAACGTGGACGTGTACCCGTTCATCGTGGTGGGCGAAGACGCCTGGGGCCAAGTGGCGCTGCGCGGTCTGGATGCCATCGACCCGACCTACATCCAGCCAGGTGTGAAGGACAAGAGCGACCCGCTGGGCCAGCGCGGCTATGTGGGCGCCAAGTTCTACATGTCCTGCGTGCTGCTCAACGAGGGTTGGATGGCAGTGGCTGAAAACGGTGTGTCCAGCCTGAGCTGATAACCAGGGGAGGGCTTCGGCCCTCTCTGTCATCTAGGAGCACACCATGCCCACCTCGATTTCGCAGCGCATCGGCGCTGCCCCTCTGAGTTCCGCCGAAGCGCGCGAACTGCTGGCGATCCTCCAGTCCATGCAGGCCGACTTGACGGTCATTGCCACGCAGTTCAACCAGCTGCGCACGGACTACAACGCCAACGCCACCATCGCCACGGACACCACGGCCACGGCGATCACCATCAACACCACCGCCTAAGGAACCATCATGGCCGACAACGTAGCGGGCCAAACCCGCACCAACTCTGACAAGCAAGATTCCCCAGCGGTTGCGCAGGGCAAGATTGTTTTTGACGCCACCGCCATCACGGCGACCGATTCCACCCGCGTGCTGACCGGCTTCAAGCCGCGCTACGTGCGCTGGGTGAATCTGACCGACCGCGTGGAAGTGGAGTGGTTCGAGGGCATGGACCCCAACACCTGCATGAAGACGGCGGCAGCCGGCACTCGCACCCTGGAAACGGCCAACGGTGGCATCACCGTGGACGAGAAGGGCTTCCGCGTGCTGCAGAACGCCACCCTGGCGGCGATCCTCGCCTCCAAGACCTGCTTCTTCGAAGCCCGCGGCTAAAGCCTGCGCCCCGGCTTCGGCTGGGGCGCCAACATCTGGAGATGACCCCATGAGCAGAAAACCTGCTGTTGACGCAACGAATGAATACCTGGGCGCCACTGGCTCCATGGAGTTTGGTGTCGTGCCGAACCTCTCTGACGAACTCATCGACGCACCCGTGACGATGGAGGGCCTGGAGCTGGAAGCGTTCATGAACGAGCCGGTGATGGTGACCGTGCTGTCTGGCGGCAAGGACAACGAAGCGCCATATGTTCCCGTCGCTGTCAACGGGGTCACGCAGATGTTCATGCGCGATGTGCCCATGGTGGTGAAGCGCAAGTATGTGGAGCGCCTGGCTCGCGCCAAAGAAACCGGCTACGACCAGACCGTGGATGACCGGATGGGTGAGCGCATGAACATACTGCACAACAGGCACAGCCTGCGCTACCCGTTCCAGGTGAACCGCGACGACAACCCACGCGGTGCAGCTTGGCTGCGCGCCATCCTGGCAGGGCGCTGATATGACGCTGACGGAGCTGATAGCAATGTATCGGGCGCAGTCGCGCGACGATGCCGAGCCCTATTTTTGCTCCGACGAGCTTCTGACCGTCTACGCCAATGAGGCCCAGGACGAGGCCTGCCGCCGTGGGCAGATGATCCGCGATGCGGCATCGCCCCTGTGCACGATTGCCTATGCGGCTGCTGATGAGTCCGTGGCCGTTGATCCAAGAATCATCCAGGTTGTGATGGCCTTTGTGGACGGTTACCCGGTGGATGTGATCGGCGACGACCAGATGGACTCGATCATGCCCGGCTGGAGCTCTGCAACGACTTCGGCGCGTCCATCGAAGCTGATCTCTGGTGTGTCCTCTGGGCGGCTGCACATGTGGCCAACGCCGAGCCAGGCCGGCCAGATCAAGCTGCGCGTGCTGCGCATGCCCCTCAAGCGGCTGGCCAACGACACCGACAAACCAGAGCTTCGGATTGAAACCCACATGGCGCTTGTGGACTGGATGATGTACCGGGCCTATGGCCGGGACGATGCCGACATGCGTGACGAGCGACAGGCGGCAATCCACTTGCAGAAGTTTGAGGCCGAGTTCGGCAGCAAGCCCAGTGCACGCAATGAGCAGTGGGTTCGGGATGGCGGCAGCCACGCGCCCGAGCCCATCGCCTAACAAGGAATACAGCGATGGCCTACCCCTATGACCAGATCCCGAAGGACGGCTACCCCAAGGCGCCGCCTGCCGATGGATCGCAGAACAACCCCCTCAATACTGAGGTTGGCCGCAACCTGAGCAACCTTGCTTCTGCAATCCCTGGTGCCGCTGGTGTTCCTGGTGCCGTTGCCATGGGAACCGGCCTCGCTGCCAGGGCCCTTGGAGCATCGGCCCCAGCCGTTGGATTGGTGGGCCGCGCGGTGCAGGCTGCTGCTCCGTACGCACCAGTCGCCGCCGGCGCGGTGGCGCTGAATGCAGCGACCACTCCGAGCAGCGCGACTACGGCCAGCCCTACGGCCGCATCAACTACAGCACCCGCGCCTTTGCCTACGACAGCACCAGCCCCGCAGGCTGCACCGGTTCAGGTGGGAATGGCGACCACGCCACCCCTGACCGGTGGGCAGCCCAGCTCGCAGACTGCTGGCGCGGCTGACAACATGGCGAGCCGTGGCTTGGCATCGGCAGCCACAGGGGCCGCACCGGGAAATGTCGCCACGCCTGTCGTTCCAAACTCCACCAATGACTGGGCAGCGCGCAACGCGCTTCGCAGTGCTCAGGTGTCTGCCAGCTCGATCACTGCCAACGGCGGGCGATTCGACCAGAGCGGCCGTGGCGACTCTCCAGAGGTGTCCGCCTACAAAGCAGCGGTGGCCACAGACCAGGCGCTGCAGCAGGCCCAGCCAGGATTGGCCGCCGCCGCGATGCGTGAGAACGCCGGCATCCAGCGCGAAGGCATGCAGCAGCAGGGCGCGAACGTGCGTAGCCTGGGCCAGATTGCTGTGGAGCAGCAGAAGGTGAACCAGGCTGCGGTGACTCAGGGGATCGACAACCAGGGCAAGACGATGGTCCAGGCCCTGCAGTCACAGATCGCCACCGAGCCAGACAGCGCTAAGCGCCAGGGGATTGCCCAGCGGCTGCGCGAGATGCAGGGCCAATCTACGGCAGACCCATACCTAGTTGTGCCCGGTGGCCAGGCTGTGGACGAGATGGGCAAGCCTTACAACATGCCGTCCACTGTCTTCAACCGTCAGACGCAGCAGTTTGTGCAGCAGCCAAAGCAGGGCAACCAATCGCCTTACCCAGAGGGCCAGAGGCTGACCGGGAAGGACGGGAAGACCTACGTTGTCAAAAACGGGGTTCCTGTCCCCGCGTAAAGGAATCGACAGGCAATCGCTTCAGTTGCAGATCCAGGACGAACCGGATTTGTGGCAAGCCTGCCCATTCGGACCAGTC